CTGCAGCCACAGCTACGAAAGAATCGAGGTTCTCTGCCTTGATTATGGGTACAGTAAGATGCCCATTATCATCAAGCATAAAATCAGGTATGTCACCATCAACATCAGTAAGGTCTGTCTTTTGTCCTTGAAGCATTGTCATCAAGAAATTTCTACTTGCGTCACCGGAACCACCCTGTTCCACAAGTTTGGCTGCACCAGCGGCTCTGTACCGTTCAGGGTCAAGAGCAAGTTTATCACCCTTTGAGCGAGATATAAGCAAATCTTTGTCAAGAATAATGTTGATATCTGTTTTACTACGTGCGCCTAATTGCTGCTCAAACTCTTTAATCATTTGAGTTGTTAGGTTAGTGTGCGCAGCGGCTGCAGCTTTTGCGGCATCACGTTTAGCAGCACGAGTTGTCTTTTCTGCGAGAATTACAGAGTTAATATTCTTAAACTTGCTTGTTTCTGCGGCTACATTACGAGCCACCTCACGTGCTTCTCTGCCAGACAGTCCAGAAGCAGCCTTGAGTGCATTCGGCACCATGCCAATTACAGGAAGTGTTTCAAGGTATGTAATAATGTTACCAGTTTCACGTGCAAAACTTTCTGCTGCCCCGCGAGGTGTCATTTTACCGGGACCAATATTTTCCATAAAGGCGTCATAAAAATCTGGAGACTCTTTCTGCAGGTTAGTAAAGAATGCTTCGGCTACATCTGTGTAACCAGCACTGGTATAATTGATGGCAGACCCTATACCCATTATAGTGGCAAAGGCTTCTTCACCCATTCCATAGTCGGCAGCAGTCTGGAAGAAACTTTTCATGGCACCGTCTTCCATGTTAGGGAAGACCTGTGTAGAGTAGAACTCTTCCATAGTTATTTGAGCATCAGCAGCACCTTGAGTAAGCATTGCATCTGTCTCTGCACTTTCTTTACTTACTTTTGCTACACGACTATTGGGGTCAATAGCAAGTAATCCACCGGGTTTCATGTCCATAGGTGTGCCACCGTACATCTTTACAGCAGCCTCACCAC